GTCTTCGACATCATTTAATGTTGGGATTGCAACATCAGCATTTGAATTTGGTATTGATAAGTGCGGTATTGTTACAGGTATTGGTATTACTTATGGTGGAGGTGGGTATTTAGCGCCACCAATAGTATCTATTTCTAATACTGAAGGAGATAAGAATTATGTAGAACTTGCTGCAGGAATTCATACTGCAACTGGTATTTCTACAATTACTTCGGGAGGATTAGTTGCTGGAGTATGGATAAGTGATGCTGGTCATGGATATATACTAACTCCAACTGTTACTCTCTCCGATCCTTCAATGGATTCTACTGGTAACTTTGTCTTTAATGAGATAGTTGAGGGTCAAACAAGTGGAACAACTGCAAGAGTAAGGACTTGGAATTCTATAGAAAATACCTTAGAAGTTGGTACTGTTGCTGGAACATTTGCTCCTGGAGAATATATACTTGGTAAGTCTTCTGGTGCTTCTCATAAATTAAGAATTCTTGATACAGATCCTCTTGATGATGGATTTGCTGATAATAAGACTATAGAGACGGTAGCAGATACTATTTTGGATTTCTCAGAAGGTAATCCATTTGGTAACCCATAAATATAATATAAGAGGAATCTAAGAAATGTTTGACTATTTTTATAACGAAATATTGAGAAGGACCATTATATCCTTTGGTACTCTTTTTAATAATATTAATATTAAGCACACCGACAGTAGTGATAATACTGTGAGTGTTACTAAAGTTCCTTTGGCATATGGACCTACTCAAAAGTTTTTGGCAAGGTTGGAGCAATCTCCAGATTTAAATAAATCAACTTCAATTACTCTTCCAAGGATGTCCTTTGAGTTTACTGGATTGACATATGACCCATCTAGAAAGGTAAGCACAACTCAGCAATTTGTAGTACAGGATCCAAATTCTAGTTCCCCTTCAGAAAAAAAGGCATATATGCCGGTTCCTTATAATATGCAATTTGAACTTGCTGTTATGGCAAAATTAAATGATGATGCTCTACAGATCGTTGAACAAATTTTACCATACTTCCAACCTTCTTTTAATGTAACAGTTAATTTGGTTGATACTATTAAAGAGAAAAGAGATGTCCCAATCATCCTTGAAAATATAACAATGCAGGATGATTATGAAGGAAATTTTGATTCAAGAAGAGTTCTTTATTATACCCTAAGATTTACTGCAAAAACTTATCTGTTTGGTCCTGTTTCCAGTGCTACTACAGACATCATCAAGAAGTCCAGTGTCAGTTACATATCTGGAGATAGTAGGTCTACTACAAGAGACATTACATATTCTGTTGCTCCAAGAGCAATTAAAGATTATGATAATGATATAGTAACACAACTATCTGAAGACTTGATTAATGAAGACGGTAAGCCTGCTTCTACAGTATTTAATGTTGATGATGCAACTAATATTACTGCAAGTTCTGGAACAACTAAAGTTTATATTGATATTGATGGTGAAGAGATGCTTGTGAAGGCTAAGAGTGGTAATAAGATTACTGTTGAAAGAGGACAAGATGGAAGTACAATTGCAGACCACTTAAAAGGAGCAGCAATTCATTCTATTACATCTGCCGATAATGATATGATAGAACTTGGAGATGACTTTGGATTTAGTGGATCGATTTCATGAAAATGACAAAAAATTTAGATGATACCTTTAATATTGCTCCTACTGAAATTACGGTAGATGAAAGTGATGTTGTTGTAGGTCTAGAAAGGGAAAAACCTGCTAGACTTACTCAAGATGATATTACCAAAGATTATGAATATACAAGAGGTAATTTATATTCTATAATCGAAAAAGGTCAGGAAGCAATTAATGGTATTCTTGAATTGGCGCAGGAAAGTGAGATGCCCAGAGCATATGAAGTTGCTGGTCAGTTAATCAAGAGTGTTTCTGATGCAACTGATAAGTTAATGGATCTTCAGAAGAAACTGAAAGATGTTAATGAAGAGCAGCAATCAAAAGGACCAAATACTGTTAATAATGCACTCTTTGTCGGATCAACAGCAGAACTACAAAAACTATTAAAAAGTGGACTAAAGGATACTTCTAAATAATAAAGTGGAGAGAAATCCTAAAGTACCAGAGTTACTAATAGTATGTCGGACCAATTACCGTCGATAGATGATTTCACTGAAGATTTAAGTGAATTACCATCATCTGAAGAGTTTATAAAAGAAGATTTACCTTCCGTTGAAGATTATATTGAGAGTGAAGAAGAAGATATTGTAGAAGAGGCAATAGAAGAACCTGTAGTATCAGAAGAAACAACAGGCGATCTTACAGAGATATTACACTTAATTAATGCAGTAAGAAGGGATATTCCTGCTATTCCTGAGATTAAGTGTTATGATGAAGAATTAAAAAAACTTACTGAGTATATTGATCAAGTTCATGATTGTATTCCAGAAGTAAAGTATTATGATACTGAGGTAGAAGCAATATGCGAACAAATTGATCAGGTAAGAGAAGAGATAAAGGATCTTCCTGAAGTAAAATATTATGATGAGCAAGTAACCAATATTGAAGACAGGGTTGATTTATTACGACAGGAAGTGGTTAATCTTCCTGAAGTAAAGTATTATGATCAAGAGATAGTAGCAATATGTGAGCAGATTGATAAAGTTCGATCAGAAATTCCTATCTTCCCTAAGTGGGTAAATGAAGTAAATGAAGTTCCTGATTTTACTTGGATTGGAAAAACATTTAGTGTAATTGATGAAGACTTTGTTAAAGTTGGTGATAATATAAAGGACCTTAAAGATAAGTTTAATTATGATATTGATACTCTTACTGAAAATTTAGACCTTAAGGACTTTGAAAAGAAAGTTGAAATTAGTGAAGTAAAAACTAATCTTAAAGAAACCAAAGATAAGATTTATACAGAATTGAAAGAGACTGCTCTTAAGATCTGGTCTCATCATGATGAGTTTAAAGATGATGATAGGAAACTAAAGAAACTTGTACTGAGCAAATTAAATGAAGCAAGACAGAAGATTGAAACTCAGATATCTCAATTAGATGATAAAAACTATGAATCTAATAAGACCCTTAAAAAATATTTTGAGGGATTAAAGGAAGAAATTGCCAATCTTCCTGAAGTAAAGTATTATGATAACCCAATTGAAGATTTAGAACAAGATTTATATACTTTAAACCAAAAGAGAGAAGAGCAAGGGATTAATATTGCTGAGTTGTATAAGATTGTTGGGGAATTAAAAGAAACTCAACAAGAATTAAAAGAGGTATATAATGATAGGCCGATAGCACCTGACCCATCAGAAAAACAAGGTAACGATCCTCTTACACCCACTGATCAACAGTTTGCTACATTAAAGGATTTAGCAGCAAACTATAGATTATTTGTTAATAGGGTTGAGCAACAGTTATATACGATTGGCGGCGGCGGTGCTGGATTTATTAAAGATCTTGATGATGTTAATATTGATGGATTAGTAACTGGTGATACTCTAGTATGGAACGCATCTACTAGTAAATGGGATGTTGGAACAGTAGGAGCTGGTGGAACA